TATCAGGAAGATCTATTCGATACTCTTTAGAATATGGATCAGCACTTCTACCTTTTATCGTATCGGTTAATCTATCTGCAAAATTACCATTATCTATTTGCCTTTGAATTTTTAAAGTAACTTCTGTTCCTAAAATATCTCCGTTAGTTTCAAACTTCTGTAACGCTCCAAAAGTAACTGTTACTTCCACTGCATCTTTATTAGCACTTATGTCTGGGCTATCAGCAGGACCAGGATTACCACTTTGAGTTACAGCATTAGTATGCGTAGGTGTAATACTGCTACTTTGTTTTGTTAGTACAGCATTATCAACATTTCCTACAGCCGTCTGGTTACTCGTACCAAATCGAGGTTTAAAAGTTACATCTTGAAAACTAAAGTCAGTAGCTTGTAAGTTTCCTAATTTAGTTAAAAAGTCTGCATTACTTAAAGTAGGAGACACATTGAGGACTGAAGTATTATTTAAAAATATATCTGCAAGACAAGCATTATTATAATTTGCATTATTTTGAGCAATACCTCTTTTAGAAGGAGTTGCAAAACCCTCTATTTCTCCTTCAGATAACAAATCTTGAACAGTAGCAAACTCTTTACTATTTAAGGTATCTTCAGCTCTTACTGGTTCTCTTGGTTCTGGTGGCCCTTTGGCTCCCCTAATTATTTTGCTCATAATTTAATTCTCCGCTACTACTTGATGAGTGTCTATTCCTGCTGAGATAACAACCGATCCAGTTACGATTTCTCCATAGCATAAAGGAATACTGGTTCCAGCCCTACTTGTATTTTGTACCCCTGAGAAACTAAAAGATATTCTAGGATCTTCTTCGTTATTAAACTCTTTAGGTTTAGGAAGAGGAAATAACATTTCTGATACTCCCTGTAATACTAATGCTCCTCCAATAGTAATAGCAGCTTTAGTAAGATAAGTCGCTTCTGCAAAAGAACCAGCTACTCCTGCACCTTTAAAAAAAGCTGCACCAGTTACACCTCCTGTCATAAACGCACCTCCAATTAATAATGCTCCTAACATTATCTTTCCAAAATTTCCTCCTGCACCAGTAATAACAGGAACTATATTTATATCAGCTTTACCAGTAGGGTAAGATATTTCTTCTTCACCTATCTCATCGTTGTCTATTAAAACTTTGTAGTATCTATCCATCATGTGACCTTCTAACTTTGGAAAGTTGGTCAACAAAAATCTCATTGCTTCCGCAGTAGAATTAACAACAGCTTCTAGTTCACTGTGACCAATAAAATCTGCTAATTCACCATGTAATTTAACTTTTTTCAACATAGCGATACCTCTTACCAGTACATTTTAATAACCATTCAGAGTAAGGCTCTCTACAAGATAGTCTATCTGCTAAATGGTGTAAAACCATGTCTCCTAAGAAAATCGCCACATGATTTAAAGTTGGATACATAATTGACATTAGTAAAACATCTCCTTTTTCTAATGGCTCGTCTGGTCTAAGTTCTTTAAATCCTGTTCGCCAAGCATAACTTTCAAATAGTGGATCAAATAAAAACTCATCAGCAGTCATATTTCTTTCGTAATCTTTCAACTCGATACCTTTTTCTTCTCTATACCAATCAACAACTAAACTCCAACAGTCTGTTACACCCCACACCCACTTACGGCCCAACAAAGGTGCTTTATATCCCGATGGTTCTAGATATGCCCACTGTTCAGTTTCAGGGTTAACAATATGCCAGGGTAAATTACTTCTTTCACAACTAACCTTATCTGCTTGACTAGGTTCTGGAGATGCTACTGGATGACTATGGATAACAGCTACTATATCTCCTAAGTTATGTGCTTTTACATAATCTTCTGGATTTAAAATAAATTCTTGATGGCTTGTTATCGCTAGGTTTTCACATGGATAATAACGTTTTTTACCTCTTATATTAAGTAGAAGTCCTACAGATTCTTTAGGATTTTGGTCTTTCGCATGAACCAATGCGTCATCTTGCCAACTCATTGAAAGAATGTGCCAATAGCAGGAAATAGATCTCTAGTACATTGTCTTTTTGGTAATCTAACTCCTGCCAAGTCAGAAGGTGCAGCTAATTCAAACTCTACCACTTCTCTGTTTTCAGTTGCCTTACGATCCACTAAATATATTTCTCTTTTAAATTCAGCAGTAGGGTCAGGAGTTCCGAGAGGATTTGAATTTCCTGGAAAGTTTACAGCATCAAGAAACCTTGCCATAGTTCTTATTCTGGTTACTGTTGCACCTGTCAGATCATTTCCTGTATTAACAGCACCAGCTACAGTAGCCGTATTTACTGCATTTAATATTGCTGATATACTTCCCAAAGCATTACTTATAGTTAGTTTGGGTCTAGGTATTTGACCTCTTCTATAGGCAAACCCATCTGCAATTATTGGCATCCTTGTATATGAATTTCCTGCCCATACAATTTCTCCATTATTGTTTAAATTTAAACCTCCATGAAATCTATAAATTGACGTATCACCATGAAAAGACTGACTTAGTTGCAATGTAAACAATTCAATAATTGCTGAAGGATTTATTTTTTGAGCTTCACTATAAACAAGAGCAGTACTCATGGTTCAAATACCTCTCTGAATGTTGCTTGAATTGTAGCTCTATTAACAAATGGAATTGATTTGTTCCACCCTTCGCATACAAATTTATATGAACTAGGTTCTCCTGGTGGTTGATAGTCAAAACTAGCAGTATCATTTGCTCTAGCATCTAAAAATGTTTCGATAGTATCTGCATCTGCTTCTGATACTTCCCAAGTGAAACTAAATATTTTTGGATTTTGATGTTCTGCTAATCCAAATAAAATTCTATGCTCATAACCATCAGCAAAACGAACTGTTCTAGTATTTGGTGCGGATCTTTTTTGCTGTCCGTAGGTTGGAGTAATTGATGGAAATGTAGCCACTATGCAAGTAACCCTCCTGGTCTTTTCTGTTGTATTAATTCAGATTGTATCGCAACTGAGATCATGCGACCAAGTTCTCTGCCTCTATCTTCATCTCCTTCAACAGAAGAACCAGAAGCATCTACATTTACTACGATATTAGTTGAACTCCCTCCCATTTCATGATTTGGAGTAACTCTACCTGTAACTCCTGGGGTAAATAATTCTGGGCCACGTTCTCCAACAATATAAGATTTATTAGGCTTGGTAACACCACCATCTGCAAAGAAACCACCAATTCCTGGAATTGATCTAAGTAAAGAAGTCGCACCAAAATCAATTAACTGTCTGCGAATAGAGCCAAATACACTACTTGCTACTTCACCTAATGTCATTGTTCCTGTTATTGCACCATCTATAGCATCAACAAGACCTGATTGAACTGTACTTGCAATTCCTTTATACAAAGTATCTATTCTTTGCAACTCTTCTTGTAATCTTAAAGCATCTTCATACAAATCTCTTTCTGCTTTATGCTGTTCAGAAGTAATATCTAAAATACCGCCTTTAGCTTTTATGGCTTTTTCATCAAACTCAGCAAGTTTTTCTTGAATTTCAGCTTCACGACCACCTAAAGTTATTGAATCATTTAAAAATTCATTTTTCTTTTTAACACTACTTTTAAGTTCCTCATATTGTAATTTTTGTAATTTTAAAAGATCATTTTGTTCTTTTTCTAATTGAATAGCAATAATTTTATTTTGTATTTCTCTCCTATCTTTATCCTTCATTCTTCCACTTAAAGATTCAAAAAGTGGTTTTAATCTAGGGTCATCATTCTCTTTAGCATCTGATAATAATGATAGTCTTGTAAATCCTGTAATTTTACTTGGATCTGTTTCTCCTGCTGCTGAAAGATTAAGTGCTTTAGCAGCAATAGCAGCTACTTTTGTTAAAAATCTACTAAAGATACTTTGTAATCGTTTTGTTCCCTCACCAAAAGCTCTAAGTGCTTCAACACCATCTTTACCAACAACTTTTTCCATTTCACTCATCGCTGCATTAAAAGCAGCTTGTGTTCCTTGTGTCTTTTCTAATAACTTCAGATATTCACCTGTAGGTGTATTTACAAGACCTAAAGATTGATTAATTTTATCAATATTTAAAGTAAAAGGTTCTAACGCTCTACCTAATTCATTTAAACCTTGAATAGCAGTAGTAAGTTGCTGAAGAACAGCAGTAGCAACAAGACCTCCTGCAAAGCCTCCCATTTTGCCACCTAGTTTAGTTCCTGCAAAACCACCAGCAAAACCAGCAGCACCTCCAAGTGGCCCTTGTCCAAATAGCAATGGAAACGCACCAGAAATAAGTCCGCTTGTTAAGGCTGCTCTGTTTCCTTTAGGATTTTCTCCACCAAAACCACCTCTACCAAATCCTCCTCCCATTCGATTTGAAAGGTCTATATTTTTCTTTTTCATTTTTGTATTTTCCATTATTGCAGTTGTCTCAAGGTCTATATTTTTAATCTGCTTTGCTGCTGCTGATGCTGCTGCTTTTTGTGCTTTGGTTCCAAGTCTTAAATTATTTGCATAATCTTGCAATGCGTCTGCTGCTGCCATTTGTTGATTAGCAGTTTTACCAAAAGCTCCTGTAGATTTATTTACAGTTTTGACAAGAGCTTCCATATCTTGTCTGTATTGTTTTATTGTTTTACGACCACTTTTTCCTCCTGCACCCCCTGTATTACGGGGATTCATTATGTCTACAAAGCGAATACTATCTACACTTTTTGTTAATTCTTTTACTTTTGCGTTTAACCTATCAAGACCAGATTGACCTTTTACTCTTAAATTTATATTTACACCGTAATCGGCCACGATAAAACCAAAACTTTATTTTAGTGTACCGCTTTTAGCGTTTTCTTGCTTGTGATTTATTTTTTGCGTTTTGTATAGCTTTCTCTTCGTACTCTCCTTTTAATTCATAATAAGCTAACCAATTTACATATTCTTCTTTAGTCAGTTTATTTACAAGTTCTTGGACTGTCATTTTTAATTCAGTTGCCAAGAAAAATATAAAATACCAATCGTTTCTAGCTTTTTAAATCTGCCTTCGCTTCCTCCACTTTATATTCATCACCAGAACCTAACATCGCAAGTTGAATCTCTTGTAAAACTCCTGCATTTACTTCTCTTCTTAAAGATGCTTTATGACCATCTTGAAATAATCGGTTTCCATTTTTATCTAATGCTTTTGTAATCATCAGATTCAGAGCAAAATCTTCATTTGATACACCTTCTCCAGACCTTGCAACGATTGATTCTCTTTCTGCAATAGTCAATGGATTCCAGTATATTTCTAAAATTGTTTCATCCCCATCTTTTAATTCATACAAATATTTCTGGCTTACACCAAATTTGTTCTTAAGGAGTTCAATCGCTTCCATAAATTTATTAGATTGCTATTCTATTATACTAGGCGTTTGCTGAAAATTGACAAGATATTATTCCAATGAAATGACTTCTATCCTCTATTTCCAATGGAGTTGGACCATTTATATCTAATACTCTAGGTTTACAACTAAAAGTATCAACATAAGTTGAAGTATTTACTGAAGTTAATCCATCAATAACTGATTCACATATTTTAGATAAAGTTGCAGTGCCTTTGGACTTTGGAACGTAAACATTGCACTGAATAACACCAGCATAATAATCTGAAGCTGCACCTTGATTCTGCTGTGTTGACTGAGTAAAGTTTAAACTCATCAAAATATATTTTTTAGTTTTTCCTGGAGTTGTAAAATGCACATTGTCATAAACCATTGTGACAGTAGGATCAACGTCTGAAACCTTGTCTGTCACTGCTTTTTCAAATGCTGCTCTGGTGTTTACTAAGGTCATGCTTCAAATCCTGTAACTGTAGTACCTGAGTATTTCTCTGATACTCCTCCTCCTATAAATATCTTACCTTTATCTGACATATTTTCTCTTATTAATTTACCTAATTGACCTTGAACAAAATCTTGAATCTCTCCACTTTCTAAAACATATTGAGAATAATTAGCTTTATTTCCAATAAAAACTCCTTTTCTATAATTAAATATTCTTTCACCTTGTCCTACTGGAAATCTTGGTTGAACTACGGGTTCTTCTGGACGGCTACTTTGCCCTGTTGCTTTGAACCCTTCAAAAACTCCTTGTTTTATTGAAGCCCAGGGTTCGTAATTCATTATATTATGCGTAGCATGGACAGCAGAATTTGATGCTTTCCAGCTAGACGCAAAAAATCCTGTCCATACTGGCATAGTTATTGGAGTTTCTTGATGTTGATTGGATAATTGAAAATGAACATCTTTTACAAGATTATTAAAATCTCTACTAATTTTTTTATCTAAATCTTTTGGTAAATCTCTTAAACGTCTTACTGCCATTAAAATCGCACCAAAACAGTAAATAAATAAACTTGTCCACCTTTCTTTGTGTCGATATTAACTATCTGTGTAACTCTATTAGATCCACCAAAACTTAATGTAATTTCATCATCCAT